GTAACTGGTTTGCTATTTGTTTCACCTTTAATTCCAGCAAAAGGCAATTTGATCATTGCACGTTCGATCCAGAAAAAAGTGTTGTTTGGGTCTTGGTCAGGAAGGAAACGAACTGTTGTAGTTGTACCTTCTGGCATATTCCAGTGTGGATAAATGCCGTTGTCTCCACCGCTTGCGCTACCGGTGTTTTGTTGAGAACTTGCTTGAAGTTTTGCGCGAATTTCTGCTAACGTTGCCATAATGTTTTTTCCTTAATAAATGTTTTATATTATGCCGCTTTCTTAAAGCCAACTGACTAAAAGAAAAACTGTGCATAGCATTAACTATACACAGTTTTATTTATCATCGCAACCTTAATGGCTGCTTATTTTTGCCAATTATTTTTTGCCAATTCCTGCTAGTCTTAAAATATCAGCCATTTCTGGTAAAGGTCCTTTTGGTCCAGTATTCATTCGATACTGGCTTGATCCCTTCATTGTGTCCATACGGCTTTTTGTTAGTGTGCCTTTTTTACCAGCCCTATCTGTTTTATATATATCGTCTGGACCTTGCGGGGTTCTCATTCTAGCAAGTGTATCGTGTGTGGGTGCTTTGCCGTTATTATAATTTCGTTGTGTTGTTATAGTTCCAAGGGCGTCCATAGCATCACCAATAGAATTAAAAGTATCGTTGATATTATTTCCACCGTACTCGCCTGCTTTATCGTTAAATTCTACTTTAATTTTACCAGTTTTTAAATCTTGTAAAACTGTACCATCGGCATAATATTCATCTTCTTGATCATCAAATTTATATTTTTTTAAGTTGGGGTTATTTGAATCAACTTCATACCAACCGTTTAGATTACCAATTGCTTGGCTAAAATCGCCCTCACCTTCGCCCACACCTACTTTGGCTGCATGTGCATCTAAACCTTTCTGAGTTGTTCTACTTTGGTCGCGTTCTTTTTCTAAGTCTTGAGTAGTCAATGGTGCCTTACCTTGCTCTTTGCGTTTCCATGCTGGTACTTCACTGGGCTTAGGACCGTCTTCTTCCATTTCTGGTTGTCCAATACCTTCTACCTTTTGTTTAATTCTACCTAAGATTTCTTTCAAACTATCAACACTTAGACCGTCACCTTGATCTACAGGGTTACTTTTTATGTGTCCATGTTTTTGATGCCATTGTTGTGTTAGTTTATTGATAAATGCTTCTGCCATTTCATATGCTTGTTCTCCGGCTTTTTCACCAAACTTTTCAGTAACTTGCTTTTTGCAATCCAATGCTATGTTCTCTGGAGCACGGAATGGTCCAACGCTTTCGTTAGATTGATTGTAAAAACTCTTAACAATCTTGGCTACTTCTTGAACCATACTGCTCTTACCTTCTGCTACTGGTTGTTCAGGTGCTGCAGGTGCTGCTCCTGCTTCTGGAGCAGGTGCTGGAGGTGCTGCTGGAGCAGGTGCTGGTTGTTCAGCACCTGTCATGCCTAACGATGCTAATAGATCAGGGTTGTTATCTGTTGCCCATGCTTGAAATAATTGGAGAGGAGTTGCTCGAATTTCTTCATTGCGTCCTTCTTCGTCCTGTAATGCCTGAGTTAATTTTTCAAAATTTGGTAATTCTGTTAAACCTTTTTCAGGATCGTTAAAGAAATCATTAGCTATTGCTGCGTCTAACTGTGGTCCATTTGGTCCTTGTGGTAATGCCTCAATTGCTGCCTTAAGATGATTCATTTGGTCGGGTGTAAGTTCGCCTTTTTCTGTAGCATTGGCCCATTCTTCAAAAGCGTCGATACTTTCTGCTGGAGACATTCCACGTTGTGCTAATGCTCGGGCAGAGTCCATGCCTGTACGATTTGGATTGTTTGGTTTGCTAAAATTAGATTTTTCATCTGGTTCAAATGGAGGGTCTTCATTATCTTCCTTGTCGTTGGCAGGAAAGTTTTGAGCAAATCTAGGGTTACCTCTTTGCATAGAGGCGCCCTTCAGCAAACTTTCTTCTACATCTTGATCTGATACATATTCTTCAAGATCAACTGTATTAGTCTCACTCATAATACTATGCAATAATGGGAAGTAACCTGTTAGTTCTTCTTGGAAATTTATTTCTGTAAATTTGCTCTTATAATCTTCTAACGTTACTGCGTCAAGAACCATTTCGTCTGTGTTGTCACCCATGCCCGAAGTTTCAAAATCTTCTCTCCATGCTTGATAGTGGTGGCGTTTTCCTAGTGCTGCTACTCGTGCTTTAAGTTCATTCATGTGGCCTATGGCTCGTTCCGCAATTCCATGTGCATCGGCGTGCAAGGAACTACGTTGTATGTGTCGTTGGAATTCGCCTAACTTTGCAATATTCTCACTCATTTTAATAATTGCTTTGCCTGCTGGATCATGTGGAACACCACCGTGATCTACATGTTGTGCCATTGCGAACGCACCTGCTGTATGTATAAATGGATACTTGAAACGTTCGCCATCGTGATTTTGTATAAAAATTGCCTTGATGTTTTTGCTTTGGCTACGTGCGCCTGGATATGTTTCTTCAACTGCTTTTGCGTGACGTACAATAACTTCTGTCTTGCCCTGTACTGCACGGCTGGTTTTTCTGGAACTCTTATGGTTCCAACGTGATTCGTTCATAGTATTCATATCTGGTTCTTCCTTAGGGCCTTGTGTTGCGGCCAAATGTTGAAAATCGTTTTTATCTAAATTATTCTTAGCGATATCTCTTGTGTCAAATCTCAGCAATCTACGCATGGAAAACAATCTCATTTCTTTAAGGAAATTGAACCACATTTGAGTAGCAACATCATCTTGATTTTCTGTAATACCTTGGCTGTAATAGATTTTTAAACTGCCGAGATCATTTAAACTGATGCTAACACGACCAAGATTAACACCTTCATTAACAAAGTCAAAATCAAAGAAACGTGCTTGTGCTGGGTCAATTGTAACTGCTCCAGTTTCGTCACCCATTTCTAAATTGGTAAAACGACTGCGTACTTTGTCAAAAAGGTCTTGGCTGATAATTTGTATAGGTTTCATATTGTTATTTATTTAATGCTGACTAATATATATGGGCATGGGCATGAGAAATTCATCATCTCTTTCCTCACGCATACGGTCATATATAGCAGGATCCCATTCTTGTAGCACTAAAATCATACGTATTGCCAATAACATACTACTAACAAGGTCGTCATGATGCCCTACTTTGGCTTCAAAACTCATACCTTTAGCAATGAATGTTTTTAATTCGCTGATAAATGCTTTAGACCGTATTTTTAATCTATCGCTTTCTATCAAATATTTTAATTTGGCACAAGCGTTAATTTTACTAGAATGTGTGGTGTTAAAACCCTTACGGAATCTGCGTACATGACCTTTCTTGATAGGCTCACTGAGAAATAATCCTGGCAGACTTTCTTCGCCTATTTCTTCAAGTGCTACCAGTGCTGCTTCACCTACGCTGTTGTTTTCTATACTATAGTAGATACTAGATTGCACACCTTTTGCTGCACATTCATCATTAATGTAATTACAAATATCTCTAAGTATTCTAACCTGTGATTGTACAATTGTTAAATTATGCTGCCACTCACCTACTTGTTCAAAACTAGGTATTTCAACTATTTGAATTGCAGCAGGGTCACCGCCTGTACCTAGACTAGGATCTAATGCTATCATATAGGTACTCATTGGATTTATTTTTTTATACCAACGACATTGACCCATACGCATACTAGGTTCATCTCCCACCATCTCAGCCATTTTCATACTGCTGACCAGTGTTTCGTCGTAGACTAAGAATTCACAATCGTGTTCTCGTTTAAATCGTTCTTCACCAATACGACTACGTTCAGTTGCTGCCCATTCTTCATCACTGTCCGGATGTTCATGCCAGAATGCTCTAAATGGAAAGAATCCATTACGTCCTACCCGTTGTTCCTCTCCGAACTCGTCAAACTTATAGTTGGCTTCTTTCCATATTTGTGCAAATTGATCCTCATCACTATTAGGTGTTGATGTAATAATTGCCTTACCACCCGTGGCCAGTGTGGGTGATATTGAAGTCCAAAATTCACTAGCCACGTTAGGCGGAACGAATGCAAACTCATCGGCGTATAGTAATGATAATGACATACCACGACCTGTTGTTTCAGTAGTTGTCTGTGCAACAATACGTGATCCATTTTCAAATTCAATACTTTGTTTATTATAACTTGTGGCACCTGCACGAATCATATCAGGACATAATTCATATGCATATCTAATACGATTCATAATTTCTTGAGCACCTGTATATTTGTGTGCTGCAATTAGAATCGTACTATCTGGTACAAACATAGCAAACCAAAGTAGATATCCTGCTGCTGTAGTTGTCTTGCCAGTTTGGCGAGGAAGTAGATTTACGTTGAATCTATTTTGATGATAACTATCGATTAATCTTTTTTGATATTCAAAAGGTTCGTATAGTAACTTACCCTTGGTAGGATGTTGAATATAGAAAAAATGTTCTAAAAAGTAGTGCGGACCATTGATTGGATCTTGGCAAGAGGCAAGGTCTAACAGATCTTGCTCTGTGAATTTTTGTGTGACGTGGGCTCGTTTTACCAGTTGCCCGTCTAAGTTTTTTGATCCCATATGTTTATTTAATGAAAAAAATAGCCTCCGAAGAGGCTATTTGAACTACGTTCTAAGTTTTGATTATCTTCTTGGACTCATACCACTACCTTGCGTTTGTCCAACTTTTTGCATAAAAGATAGTTTTTCCGCTTGGTCATTAGCATAGTTGCTATTTGGTTTATTTGCTGAAAGTTGTTTATTACGATCCAGTTTCTTGCTAGCAGCAGTAGCCGCATGGGCTGCTGGCCTATCGCCTGAAATTCGCACCTGCATTGGACTTACACCAGTCTCGGCTGATTTAGCGGCGGCTCTGGCTGAAAAATCAGCATAATCATCAGCATGGGCTTGCTGTGCATTTTGTTGTCTTGCATCATGCACTTTGTTAACTAGTGCAGTGCTAATTTCATCTACTTTCTTATTACCTTCGGATACAAACTTCTTG